ATATATATATATATCTAATAATGGCTACAAAACTTGCCTTAAAGAGATTATTAAAAGATGTTTCTGATATATACAAGAATCCACTTACAGAAGAAGGAATTTATTATAAACACAACGAAACTGATATGATGAGGGGACACGCTATGATTATAGGTCCAAAAGACACATTATATCAAGATGGTGTATATTTATTTGAATTGGTATTTCCTAAAAATTATCCACATAGTCCGCCTAAAGTCAAAATTACATCTTATCAAGAAAATGTAAGAATAAATCCAAATTTATATCGTAGTGGAAAAGTATGTTTATCTATTTTAAACAACTGGTATGGTGAGGGTTGGACTTCTTGTCAGTGTATTCGTTCTTTGTTATTAACTTTAATTTCTATTTTGAATAATGAACCTTTACTTGGAGAACCTGGAATTACAACAGACAAGCATCATAAAGAAATACATGTGTATAATAAATGTATTCATTATGGAAATATAAAATATGGTATTATAGATATGTTTAATAAAGAAAATATATATGAGAGAACTTTATTTGATAAAGAGATTAGAGAACATTTACTAAGAAACAAAGAAACAATTCTTGATAATGTAGAGAGAAAAAAACGAATGGAGACACTTTATTGTAGTGTGTATAATTTTAAAGTATATACTGATTATGTTTCTTTAAAGAAGAATATAATTGACATATATAAAAAAATTGAATAATTATAAATTAAAACTAATTTGTAATTATACTATATAAGAATCAATATGCATTTTTGTAGTGAATGTGAAAATATGTATTATATTCGTATCTCAGATACAGATGAAAATAAATTGATTTATTACTGTCGTCGTTGCGGTCATGAAAACGATAATATTACAAATACTGATATTACAGTTTCACGAACTATCGTTCAGAATCATAAGAAAACATATACACATTTAGTAAATGAATATACAAAGTTAGACCCAACACTTCCAAGAGTATATAATATTAAATGTCCGAATGATGACTGTGTTTCAAATCAAGAAGATAAAAATGTAAATAGTGAGGTTATCTATTTGAGATATGATGAAAGTAATCTTAAATACATATATTTATGTTCTCATTGTGATACATTATGGGAAACGAAAGATATAAATTAAAAAATTGAATTAAATATAAGAATAATATATACTTTATTCATATAAGAATGAGTTTTACATACGATGATGAAGAACTATTTGGTGTTTCTGAAGATGAAAATGAGGATATTGAGCGTGATGTTCAGGAAGATACAGAGGAAGAAGAACAAGACGATGAAACACAAGATGGAGATTTAGAAGAAGATGATGAAATAGACCAAGAACAAGAAGAGGAGGAATTATTAGAAATTTTAGATGATGAAGAAGAGGAAGACGAGGAAGATGAAGATTTAGAAGATGACGGTTATTTAATGAGATTTGATGAAAATATGAAAAATAATTATATTCTTGAAAATCATCACGATATATTACAAAATAGTTATGAAGAAATAAGAAGTCTATCAAAAGTAGTAAGAGATGTATTTGGAAATGTGGTCGACCCTCTACATAAAACGATTCCTATATTAACGAAATATGAGAGAGCAAGAGTATTAGGTATCAGGGCAAAACAGATTAATAATGGTGCAGAACCGTTTATAGATGTAGAAAATGATATAATAGATGGCTATATTATTGCAGAAAAGGAATTAGAATCTAAAAAATTACCATATATTATTGTAAGACCTTTACCAAACGGAAAAAAAGAATATTGGCCTATAGAAGAATTAGAATTGCTTGACTATTAATTAACATTTCCAACGATTATTACAATTTAAGCATTGAACGAATGTTGTAATTGGTTCATCTGCAGACCTAGTTTGTAATTGATAATAAGTGCATATTCTCTTATTACATTTTCTACATTTAAATTCACTAGTTGCAATTCTAGTATCATCTTCATATTTATTTTTATCTCTTTTCATTTTGGCATCAATTAATTCACTCCAATTTTCAGGATATAATTCTTGATGTGTTAAGAACCCAACTTTTTTACATTCTATCTCTTTACTCATTATTCTATCCAGAAAATTATTGTTTTTATCTTTTAGATTAAACCAAATCATTCTAAATTTATCCATATAAATCATTACAAAATACTCATTATCCCATTTTTTAATTACTTTTTTATAAGTAGATTCACGGATTGAATAATTAAATATACTTTTCTCTATATTGATTGATTTCTTCATATCATGAAGAAGTGTATTAATTTTTTCAACAATATTATGACGAAACTTTTCCGGTTCTTGGATAATCATTTTAATGTATATGAAGATGATATATAATATTTCTATATCAATTTTATGAAATATTATAAGGATTAGTTGCCTGTAAAGAAATTATACAGCCATGATTTACGACTTGTTCTACCGTGAGAAAATCTTGACCCCCCACGTTGTCTCTTTTTTGTCATTCTTTTGTTCCTGATTTTTCTTTTTTTTCCTTTTTCATTCTTTCTACTTTTATTTGTCATATATATATTATATGTTTAAAAAATTGAAATAAATATATATTTTTATATTAAGAAGTATAATAATGAACGAGTTTTCCAAGAAGCGTTCCAATAAAATAAAATTAGAGAATAGAGAGACAAATAAAACTAAAAAAAATAAACAGAAGAGAGATTTAAATAAAATATGGAATATTTTTGAAAATGATAAGATAAATGGAAATAAAAAAGAAACTACTGAGAATGTAGATGTAATAAAAAAGCGTGAATATTGTGATTTATGTAAATCAGCATTATTTGTTGGTGATGAAGGTTATCTGGTCTGTTCTAGTAATGCTTGTGGAATTATCTATTATGATTCATTAGATGAAACCGCAGAATGGAGATATTATGGAGCAAATGATAATCAAAATAGCGACCCTACAAGATGTGGAATGCCGACGAATCCACTATTAAAAGAATCTTCTTTTGGATGTAAAGTCATTTGTAATGGTAAGAGTAGTTATGAAATGAGAAAAATAAGAAGATATACAGAATGGCAATCTATGCCATATAAAGAAAAATCTCAATACGATGAATTTGAACGAATTAAGATTATGGCAAATCATAAAGGAATTCCTAAACTCATTATTGATGATGCTCTTCGTACATATAAGAAAATATCAGAGGAAAAAACATTTCGTTCTTTAAATAGAGATGGTATTATTGCAGCATCTATATATATATCTTGTAGAATGAACCAAAATCCAAGAACACCTAAAGAAATTGCCTCTATATTCTATTTGGATAATACAAGTGCTACAAAGGGATGTAAAAATGCTTTAATTATTCTAAATAAATTAGAAAAAAATATGGATGTTGAAGATAAAACAATGATGTGTCAAACCAAACCAACTGCCTTTATTGAACGTTATTGTAGTAAATTGAATATTAATAATGAATTAACAAAACTATGTTTGTTTATTGCTTTAAGAATTGAAAAGAATAACTTAATTCCTGAAAATACTCCTCACTCTGTAGCTTGTGGTATTGTTTATTTTATATCTCATTCTTGTAAATTAAATGTTAGTAAGAAAGATGTTCGAGCAGTTAGTGAAGTAAGTGAAGTCACCATTAATAAATGTTATAAGAAAATTGAAAAAATGAAGGACAAACTAATCCCTACAAAAATAAAAGAAAAGTATTATATTGAATAAAATTTTATATATTCTTTATATAACTTTAAATATGGAAAATGAAACTATGATACAGAATATTCAGAAAAATCATTCTAATGTAAAACTTATTTTTATTATTCCATATAGAAATCGTGAAGCACATTTAAATGTATTTTCAAAATTTATGCCTTATATTTTAGAAGATTACAAAAAAGATGAAGTTCTTTTCTTTATATGTAATCAACAAGATAATCGTGTTTTTAATAGAGGTGCAATGAAAAATTTAGGATTTATAATATCTTCACAAATATTTCCAGAGAGATATAAAGAGATTACTTTTGTATTTAATGATATTGATACCATGCCTTCTAAAAAAAATATGTTCTCTTATGAAACAAATTCTAATGTAGTAAAACATTTTTATGGTTTTAAGTTTGCTTTAGGTGGTGTTTTTTCAATTCAAGGAAAAGATTTTGAAAAAATTGGAGGATTTCCAAATATATGGGGATGGGGATATGAAGATAATATTATTAAAGAACGAGTTTCAAAAAACAATATGGAAATTAATTATGATAATTTCTATCCTTTAAATCATCCATCTATTATAACAATTCATCACGGATATTATAGAAAAATAGATCAGAGAATAATATTTAGAAAAGATACATTACAAGAAAATTCATTTTATAAAAGTATTAAAAAAATTGAATACTCTATTCAACCTTTCTCTCTTGACTCATCTTTTTATTATTTGAATTTTACAGATTGGACTATTCCAGAAAAAGATACAGATATTCAATTTAAAGTAGAAAAACCAAAACCGAAACTAGAACAGTTTAAATTTGATATGAATACTGTAATTAATAAACAAAAAGAAAGTAGAATAAAGAGACCTGTAAGAAACCGAAGATATAGATAAAATTGATTTAAAAATATGTATTCAAGAATCACGAGTTATAGAAATATATCTACTGCAAGACGACTTTATTCTTCTTATGTAATAGACCATTTTAATAATCCACGAAATGTAGGTTCTTTTACAGAAAAAAATAAATATTCAAACTATGGAAAAGGATTAGTTGGTGCTCCAGCTTGTGGTGATGTAATGAAGTTAGAAATAGAAGTACAAGATGGTATTATAGTAGATGCACGATTTAAAACTTTTGGTTGTGGTTCAGCGATTGCATCTAGTTCTTATGCTACAGAATATGTAAAAGGTAAAACTATACAAGAAGCAAAACAAATCAAAAACAAAGATATTTCACAATATTTAAAATTACCACCTGTTAAATTGCATTGTAGTATGTTAGCAGAAGACGCTATTAAAACTGCGATTCAAGATTATGAGAAAAAACATTTACTTAGTAGAGAGAACAAGAACGCTTTACACACTTATATGGTAGAAGAAATAAAGAATACAATAAAAGAAAATGAAAAGAATAAAAAACATTTACTCAGCAGAGATAAACTATTAACTTTACGAAGACATCCATATATATATGTTGAGAGAGACGAAAACGAACATAAAAAGAAGAAGAAAGAAAAAGTTAAACCTATTCATCTTGCAGAATTCTCTCTACCTGTAGCTTTAGATACACACCTTTCAGAATTAAAAGATAAAAAAGAATGAATTATGTTATATAAATAATATGTATCATTAAATATTATTTATTTTTTCTTATGACTTTTACTATGATTCTTCTTTTTTCGTGTTGGTTTCTTTTTCTTATTTTTTCTTGATGTATTTCTATTTCTACGAGTTTTACCACCACGACGATTTTGTGAATGTCTCTCTCTTAGTTGTCTAATTTGTTCCTCTCTCTCTTGTTGTAATCGTGCTAAATAATTTTGTGGATTCTCACCACGGCGTATTGCTGTCTGTCTTAACATAGGAGGTTGATTATCTCTTGGAGGATTCGGTGGCATTATATAGTAAAGAGAGAATTAAAATTCTGTATCTTCAATATTAAATGTCTCTTCATTTTTCTCTCCATTACTCAAAGAATACTCTGTATTGAAAGTTTCAAAGAAATTTGACTTTCTCTCTAAACTTATCATCTCCATAAAATCAAATGGATTACTTGTATTGTATATCTTTTCATATCCAAGTTGCGAAACCAAACGGTCCGCTACAAACTCAATATATTTGGACATTAACTCCGAATTCATACCAATCAATTTACAAGGAAGTGATTCACAGATGAACTCTTTTTCTATACTTACCGCTTCCTTCACAATTTCGTGAATTTTCTTTTTTGTTAATTTCTTTTCTAATTTACTATATAACAATACTGCAAAATCAGTATGCATTCCTTCATCTCTTGAAATAAATTCGTTGCTTAGTGTAAGTCCAGGCATTAAACCTCTCTTTTTCAACCAGAAAATAGCACAAAAAGACCCACTAAAGAAGATTCCTTCAACACAAGCAAATGCAACTAAACGCGTTGCAAAAGAACTTCTCTTGTCTTCAATCCATTTCATCGCCCATTCTCCCTTATGCTTAATACACGGAAACTCATCTAATGCCCTAAACAAACTATTTCTCTCTTCGTTATCTTTAATATAAGTATCAATCAGTAAAGAATATGTCTCACTATGTATAGACTCCATCATCATTTGAAATGTATAAAACGCACGTGCCTCTGAATTTTGTACGTCTTTTAAAAAACGAATTCCTAAATTCTCAATTACGATACCATCACTTGCTGCAAAAAATGCTAATACCATCTTAATAAAATGCTTCTCGTTTGGTGTCAATTTATTCCAATCTACCAGATCCTTCGTTAAATCTATTTCTTCTGCCCTCCAAAAACAATCCATTTGTTTTTTATACATTTTCCAGATGTCATTATGCTGTATGGGAAACATAACAAAACGGTCATTGCTCTCAACAAGTAATGGTTCGTATTGGTCCTTTGTCATTCTAAATATAATAATAGAAGAGAATAAATATTTATTTTTAATATTTATTACTATATATATTATGGATGTGAAGACGGATACTAACGAACACCATATGAAATCCTTAGCACAACACGAGTATTTATTTACAGCATTAAAGAGAGAAATTGAAAAATACGAAAAGAAAAATAAAGAATTATATCACACTTTCAAAAAATCATCACATCAATCAAACATAGATGTATGTTCTTTAATGGACCTTGAATTTCAAGAAATTATACAAAAGAAAAAAGACGCTTTAGAAAAACATCGTCAATTATTAGATTACTTAACAGAACAAAAAGCTATGATGAATTCAAGAGATAAAGATATGAATGATACTGTGCGAATAGAACAACAAAAAATAAAAAAAAATATTAATTTACTAAAAGAAGAGATAAATACAATGATTCAAGATTATAATGATTGTTAATTATTTTTTTCCACATTGAGACCGTTTTACTAGGTTTTTTAAGTTTTTAAGATGTTTTATCTCTCTCTGACGTTTATTATATATTTTTCTCCATTTACGTTGTATCATGGATATATAATGTGTTTTTAGAATCGCTGTATGGTAAGGATGGACTGAACCATCAAAGTTGTCTTCTTTTATTTCTATAATATTTAAATCATAATACTTACAATTTCGTATAATATTTTTATAGTTTGATATGAAGTCATTTTCAAGATTAGAAAATTGATTATAATGAACCATAAAATTATTTTGAAGAACTATATAATCATTCGAATAAAACTCGTCTGGTTGAACAACATAACTACATATATATTTACCTTCCAATTCTTTTACATTCCACATACTATGTAATTTTTGATTGTATAATTCAACAAAAGCAAGACAATATTTTGACCTTTGAGCCATAATTATATATTTAGAACGATTAAAAAGAATTATAAAGTTTCAATTTTTTTTAATATTATATAATATAGATGAAAATACAAAAATCCATTAAACATTTATTTAAGAATGAGGCAGTCTTATATTTAGTTTCTATCATTGCAATCAGCAATGTTATATTTTATTTATATAATCATCAAATAGAAGAACTTGTTGTATTCTCTGTCATTGGTTATATCACTTCTCTCTACACTAAAAATATGGGTATTATACTAACTGTTGCTACCGTATGCACTAATCTACTATCTTCCTATAATAACTATTATAGACGATTGAAACAAAGAAAATTAATTGAAGGAATGGAAAATAAAGATAAGAATAATGAAAATAAAGATAATGAAGAAATTGTAGAAGATGAGATAGAAAACAACGAAGAACAAGATGATGAAGAAGATGATATTGATATCATTAACACACAAAAAGAAAGCTTTACTGATTTATCCAATATTCTCGGAAAAGGTGGATTGAAAAACTTAACTAAAGAAACCAAGGATTTAATTAACCAACAAAAAGAATTAATGGAAACTATGCAGGGTATGGCTCCACTTATGAAATCCGCACAAGAAGCAATGAAAGGTATGAACTCGTTCGATTTGAAAGGTGGTTTAGGAAATTTAACCAATATGAGTGATACCTTATCCAAAATGATGGGTGGCAGAAAATAAAATAGAGATTTAGTATATATGTTGAAGTGTAAGAAGAATACAATATGTATCAATAATATAATTGTATTATTCATATTTATTATTATTTTATTCCTTACAATATATTTTTATAACGCAGTCAATCGTAAGAATATAATTCTTTATAAAGAGAGAGAGAATATAGAATCAAACAAAGAACATTCTCTCTACTACACAAATCCAAATCAGTTATTATCAACTCTTCCAAAGGATACATTCTTAAATCCTTATGTTCCACCACAGAGAGAAAATCACGGATATATGACAACTAATATACGAGGTCGTGATTCTACTATCGGTCATACTATTCATTATCCTAGCAGAGCTCTCTCGATTCATACAAATAGGAATGTATCACCTTATCAACAAATTGGTATATTAACAAGAGGTCAAGGAGAAGAAACAATACTTCCACTCTTTGGAAGAGAGATTGATACACGTCGTAATAAATGGAATTATTATACAATGACTTCTCATAATAATATGATTAAATTACCAGTTAGTTATCGTGGTAAAAGTTGCACCAAAGACCAAGGATGCGATGAGTTATTCAATGGAGATAGTGTTTATGTAGAAGGATATAAAGATATATTTAACGCCACTATTTACGAAAATAATACGATGGATTATATTCCATAATACATAATTATTAAATCAATATAAAACTATAATAAATAATTAAATATTATTATAGTTTATGACTAGTATAATTTATAAGGATATATTATACAGTAAAATGATCCACAACGATATTAACATTAAAAAAGAAGTGAATAAAATAAAACCTCTACAATATGTTAAAAATATCGATTATGATATTTTTGATATTATAAAAACATTTAATGACTTTAAAGAGAGATTAAATGTATTACTTTATTTAGAGCCTGGTGACAAAATTTCTATTTACGATAACCAAACTATTCAAATTGATAAATACAGTTCATTTCAATCTATACGAAGATGGTTTTATAATCAATCACGGTATGTTGTATATGAAGAATTGAAGGATATTATGCATGAATATTATACATTTCTAATTATGATTCTTAAATGTCAAGAAAGTGTATATGCAACCCACGAATTATTACAAATCTCAGATAAGATAAAAGAATTTACAGAAAAACTACTAAATCCATTTGATATTTTAAGAGAGACATATTCAGATACAAAAGAAGTAGTAGATATATTCGATACTATACAAAAAGAATTAAAGGAGTTTATTCACAAATGTCATTAAATAATTTTTGTAAAGGTTTGCAACGCCATATATGTAAGACCATATAACAAAGTCCCCCATACTGTATCCATTAGAGAGGTCTTTAAATCCCACCCTTTAAAGATAGACATATTTGTGAAATCAAACACGCCATATGTTATAAATCCTAACACCATGGCATCTTTCATTGTTCCTTTCTTTTCAACAATGAAATAATAAAAAGAATAAGCCATTATTAAATAGGTTACAAAGGCTGTCATATAATTGAGTTCAATATCGCTTCCTTGAATCGAATCCACAACACGATTAAAATGATTTTTTGTCATTTGTAAAAAAGGTGTATCTAACAAAATCATAAATATAACTATCGTTATATAATGTGTAAAGTTATCCATTATACATTATAATTAGAAAATAACCAAA